ATCAAGTATGCCATTTTGGTTTTATGGCAATATGATGCAACAATAAAAGAGAAGGCAACATGGGGAAAAAATCCAAATTATGTATACAAAAACGGCTCACTGTTTGAAATAAAAATAAACAATAATGCTGTTTGTAAAAGAATACTAAAGGAACTTGATCCTTATTTAGTGACCCCAAGTAAAAAATGGAAAAGCGAATATGAAACCTTTAATGAGCATAATTTTAAATCTGACAGAATGGGATTTAAAGTAATTCCCGCAGGAAAGCGTCATTGCTACGACATTACAGTAGATTCTCCGACTTCTCTTTATTGCCTTTCAAATGGACTGGTAACTCACAATACGCTTGGAAGTGCCATTATTCACTTTTATGCGATGCTTCATTTCCGGCGTGATTGTTGTCAGTTAGCCGCAACAAAACCGCAAAGTCAGGCTTGTATTAAATATCTTGATAAGTTTTTGATGATACCAGAAGTTGTAGATTACGCTGATATAAACAACAAAGAAGAGAAAATACTTAGACTTTTACCTGCGAATGAATTTACCAATAAGCCAGACTGCAAAATAATAGTGATGGTCGCTACCTTAAAGGGTACAAACAGTGCCAGAGGTAGTTGCATTATAGAAGATGAAATTGACTTACTTGATCCTGATATTATTTCGGAGGCAGCGAACGTAGCCGATCCGACGATGAAAGAAGGTTTTGACCCTATAACCATTTACCTATCTTCACGAAAATTCTCTGGTGGACCTTTACAGTGTTTGGTTGATGACGCAGAAAACCCAGAGATAGAAGGAATAAGGTTACATAAATGGTCTATAGCAGACTTTATGAAACGGTGTCCTACGACATTACACCGGCCAGAAGAACCTAGAATACCGGCTTTAATTCATCGTGATACTTTGGAAGTTTTATGGGCAGACGCAGCAGAGCAAATAGAGAATCGAAGTAATTTTATTGAAATATCTGCATATCAGGGGTGCCGTTATTGTGGTGCTTTCGTTGCTTGCCAAGGGAGAGCGGTTAAACAACAAGGTGAGTCGCCATCATTAAGAACAATAAACTTCGTTACAGGCCGATTAAGAGACGTAAAAGATACCAAAAAGATAATTTCGCAAATATTAAATTGGAAACCGGAAAGCAGTGGTTTGGTTTATCCGATGTTTAGTCCGAATTTGCATGTTAAGGAGTCAAAGGAGGCGTATAAATGGATTACTAGAGGCGAAGCCTTTAATCCAATGAATTTGACGGCAGAAGCCTATACAAAGTGTCTTGAAAGCCTTGACCCAGAAGACAAAAAATTAGTGACTCCGAGTAAGCGTGACTTGTACAAGATATTGGTTAAAAACGATTGGAAAATTCACTACGGGATTGACTGGGGATATACCGATCCTGCTGCATTGGTAATTGTTGGTTATCAACGCAAAGAGCAACGTGCTTTTGTTTTACATTCTGAATTAAAAACAGGATATTCAAACCAAGATTGGGCGGAGTATTGTATTGTCAACTATAAGGCTTTATAACCAGACTTGATTTGTCCTGATATGGCAGACGCTGCGGCACCAACCTATTTTTATAAATATCAATTACCGGCAAGAGACACTAAACCTGCAAGAATAGAAACGGGTGTATCTCAAGTGCGTTCATTGCTGTGGAACGTTGCAACTCAAGAAGTTAATTTTTGTATTTTAGATGACAGATTAAGCGTAGACATGATCGACGAGTTTCAAAAATGGACTCATGAACGCACACCAAGCGGGTACAACTTTGAGAGATATGACAAAGATCACTTTAACCATAGTCAAGATGCCCTTCGCTATGCGCTTGACCCCTTTGTATCTGCTGAAGAAGTTTACTTTGCAGCGAAACAGAAAAAAGAAGCCAATATTAATGATTTATTTGAAAGCGCTCGTGATCCTGCAAATCTTGATGCTCAAATAGCGTTAGCAAAACGACAAATGGCTGATCATTTTTTAAAAGAACACGGCATAGCAAACCTGACACCTTGTTTTAAAGTGCCGTTTGCCATTCCAGCAGGCCAAGCATTACCGTCTTTTTTAATGAATCAACAAGCTGCGGAAACTGAAAAAGAGAACAAGCGAAGAGGTGGGATATTTTTTAAGTTTAAGTAGTGTTAGACTAACAATATTGCCATTAAACAAGGAGATTTCTCAATGCCCTTTTTGAACCTTACTACAGCCGTTTTAATTTATGTTGATCCTAATATTGAAAATCCAAAGATACGTCTTTCCGACATTACTGATACATTTAGCCAAATAGCAGTAGCAAATGTTAAATCATCAGAAACGGTTATTCCTCCGGGAGAAACTAATACTGTGGTGACTACGCAAAGGGTGTTAGCCGCTGGAATTGCTACTTCTCAATTTGATATTTCCCGTCCAATAGAAACAGAAGACGTAACAAGAATGACATGGACTGGCGCAGGTTCCAATCCTCAGTTTCGTTCATTAAGGGCTATTGGAGTAGATAACACAACTCATATGGCAATGACAAGAGTTGGACCTCGTTCGATGAAACTCATGTCAAGTTCAGGTACTGCATTTAATACTTCGACAATAAACACTGGAGATCAACTGTGGATAGAGCGCAATTCAGACTCCTTTACCAGTCCTTTTTCTGCTTATAACTGCGACAAATTGTTCACAGTGCAATCAAAGGGAAGTGGATATATCGTTGTAAATGACGAGGGAATATTAGGAGAAGAAACAGACGTAGCATTAGGAGCTAGTTATGCCTACGCTTTTAGAGTATTCGTACAACCTATTACAAATGGACCCCGTATTGGCGACTCTTGCATTATTTCTAATTCTGGCTTTAATTTTTATAATAGAGGAATCTTCCAAATAGCCAGAATAACAGACACTTACATAGAATTTCTTAATCCGTATGCGGTCAGCGAATCAGCAGTAAGCGGAGGATTGATAATTTTCGATTATATGATTCGATTTGCACACGTTATTGCTTCTGGCGAATTAACTTTAACTTTTGACGGCAACACAGAAGGAATTGTTATCGATAAATTAGGTGCCGATATAGCGCAATTTACAAGTACACTGAAAACAACACAAATAACGGCAACCAATAACACGCTAACTTCCATTGCTTTAAGATGTCAATTTGCTGGTGCCATTGAAGGATAATGAAAATGACAACAAAAAAGAAATCTGCTATTAAAACTCTTGTTCCAGCAAAACCTTTGAAAGCAGAAGCTAAAAAGAAAAGACACAGAGACGAAGAACTTCCAGATTCGGCACCATTTACCAATGATCATTTTATTGGCGAAATGAGAAAATCTGTTAAGCCACAAAAGTTTCCAGAAGACTTAGAAGCAACCACAAAATCTAAAGTTATATTTGGAACAAGAAGAACTCAAGCTTCTTACGGTGCGATTGAAGTCAAAGGTTTTAAAAGATTAAACGACCAAGAATTAAGAGAAGTTTCGATTGTTGATCCTTATATTTCTGCAATCATTTCCAAAAGAGCGGCACAAGTTACTTCAATAGGGCGACCATCAGAATCAAAATTCGACAAAGGAACTCGTATAAGAGAACTTCGAGCTTTGACGTTAAAAGACTTCAATTCTAAAGAAGAGTTTGAGCAAGCCAAAAACATAAGAAACGAACAAGCTAAGTCGATTCTTGATTGGATAATGCACTGCGGAACAAAAGAACCTGAACTTATAAATTTAGTTTACGTTAATGCTGATGCTGACTTTAAAACATGCAATTTATACCAATTCCTCCAAGCTCAGACTAGAAATCTTTTGACCTTTGGTAGATGTGCAACTCAGATAATCCGAGATCAGTCCGGTTTGGCTATCATGTTTAGGCCAGTACCTGTTGAAACAATATATAGGGTGTTTGACGGCGAAGTGCCAACTCTTAGCTCAGGCGATGACACCCATACACAAAGCGAAAGCGATCTAAAAGCCTATACGGAACTTAAACACGCTCAACGTCCTGTGGCTTATGTGCAGCGAGTTGATGGCGCAGATGTTAACTTTTTCACTCAAGATGATCTGGTTATTTGGAACTATCAAAGCCAAGCCTTATTTGACCTTAACAGCTATCCTTTAGCCCCCATCGAATTAGCCGTTTACATGGTCTATGTCCACCAGCAAACTTTAACGTATTTAAGAAATCAATTTGTTAAGGGCATGGCATCAAAAGGCATGTTGGTATTGGAAAGCACAAGTCCTAGCGCTCAATTATCTGAAGACGACATTGAAGACTTCAGACAACAATTCCATAACTTTGTAACTAGAACTGATAACTCAAATGTAATACCAGTTATTGGCGGTCCTGTAAAAGCTAACTTTATTCCTCTTAATCAGTCGCCTAGAGACTTGGAATTCTTACACTTAGAAGAACATATTGTTAGAGCATTGTGTTCAGCATTCCAAATTTCCCCTATGGAGATGGGCTATGGAAACTTGGGTTTAAGTGCGCAAGGAGGCATGACACAGGCGGGTAAACAGACTGAAATAGTTTATGGCGAAGAAACAGGCTTAAGAATGCTTTTAGATGTCATTTATGACGGACTTAACGCCATTGTTTTTGACCATTTCCGAGAAGGCAAAGAAGTATTCGCTATCAGTTACAGTGGAGTAGGAGAAGACACACGAGAAGCTATTGTCAGCCGTAATGTAAATGAATTAAATACCACAGCTACCATGAACTCCCTTTGGTGCGATTCTGACCGAACTGACCCTTTTCCTTTCGCTGGTGATGCGCCTTTATGCCCTCATTTTAACCAATTTGTTGCAAAAAACATGATGTATTGGGAATATCGTAAATACTTCCTCGCTGACAAAGAAGCTGAAAATAACCCAGCATATGACTTTATAATTGACAGTAATATGAACCAAGTTTACCAACAACTGAAGATTACACCTGTACAAGATCAACAGGCACAATCACAAATGCAACTTGCAATGACCGCTCAACAAGCGCAAATGCAACAACAGCAAATGGAACAGCCACAAGATGGCGGTCAACCAGCAGCAGAAGGTGGACAGCAGCCAAAAGAAGAACTGAAACAATCAGAAAGCCTTCGTGATATTTACAAGAAAAACTCTAAACAAGCAGTAGAGCCAATGCATAAAAGCAGCATGGAAAGTCTATTTGAAAGTTGGCTTAGAGTTAATTTAGAATAAAGGGGTACAAGTGGGTCAATTTGATTCAAACAAATTTGAGAGCAAGAAACAAACGTGGGAAACACCAAATGGTTTGTTTCGAAAAATAAATGAAATGTTCCATTTTACTCGTGATGTTTGTGCCTCCAAAGAAAACACCAAATGCGAAGCTTTCTGGAGTGAGGAAGATTCCTGCTTAGACAAGGCGTGGGATGGTGTTAATTGGATGAATCCACCGTTTAAAGACATGAAAAAGTTTATTAAGAAAGCATTTGATGAAAGAAATAATTGTATAACAGCTTGTTTAATTCCAGCAAGAACTAATACAAAATGGTGGCATGAGTGGTGTATGCAAGGCGAAGTTTATTTTCTTTGCGGTAGACCAAAGTTTGGTGATTGCAAACATGGACTTCCACAACCGCTTGCATTAGTTGTATTTGGCAAGGAAAAAGGGTTGATGAAATCTATAGTGGTTTGACTTGTTTGTATTGTGCTGTGATAATCAACTAAAGGAGGTTATTTATGACCAATGAAAACGGAATAGATTTACTGAGAGAAAAACCAGAGGAACATCTTTTAGGGAAACTTAATGAGGTATTAGAGGCAATGGTTGCAATGAAAAGCAGGGTTGATGTTCTTGAAGACCACTTAGTTTTTCTCTTATCCAAAAGTCCAGATTATCAAGCACTAATGAAAGCCCACGCCGCTGAAATGAAAGAAAAAAAGAATGTCGTTCAGCCAACAAACCAACCGATTCACTGAGCTTTGCACTAGAAGACTCAAGAATCTACCAAATAAACCCTGTCCTTCGGCACTATTAAGAATCGAGTTTGTCCTATGCGGAAAGCGAGAGACTGCTGATTTACCGGGTTGTCCCTATTACGTCAATGATGCTTTAAGTAATTATTGTTGGTTTGATTATGCAGGACAAAAAGACTTCGGGGCTCACTCTACAAAAGAAATTTCTCAGTTTCTTGCTTTAACGCCAGCTCAAGTAGAAAAAGCTGAAAAAACAGGAATAGAAAAATTAGAAGCAATAAAAAGCTGCTCAGAGATACAAGAAATGCGAGAATGTATTGCTGAAATGAATCAAGGAAATGCTGACGACACAATTTACGCTATAGGTTCATTTTCTATGGAAGTTGTCGAAGAGTTAGGCAAGCATTTTTGTAGTGGAGAAACTGACGGAGATTTTAATGAAGAAATTAGTAAAAAAGATCGGTAAACGAGAACTACCTTGCCAAAAACAAGATAAATTTTTAGATGAAATAATTGCTATGGCAAACGAAGGTTTTGACTTAATTAACGACCGTATGCTTGAAGCTATTTTAAGACAAATGAAACAAGAAAAATTGGCAAAAACCGATTCTAAAGATGTGGTGAATTTATTAGGTTCAGGCAGCAAGCGAGGTTTTACAGGAGAAATACCAAGAGTAAAACTTGACCTTTCCTTTACAACAAGCATAATTGACAAGTACATGGCCGCTGTAAAGTGGATACTTCTTGGCAAAAACGCTGGAAAAGAAGTGGATAAAATAGTCGAAGCTTTAGGGTTGAAAAACAGGATTCCAGCAGGCATTGTTTTTGGCACTTTCCTAAATTCAGTGGATGTGCAGAGACAGTTTTACGAGGACTTAAAAGGAATCATAGCACCTAAAATGAATAACAGATCGTTGAGATATGCATTGGATTTTGTCAATGAACACTCAGGGAAATGGTGTGATAAATACACGTTAGATTACCGTAATAAAATACTGCAAGATATTGAAGATCAAATGGCAGGTTTTAATAATGACAACATAAGCAACGTCCATAAGAATTATCATGATTTAATTGAAGAACGTGAACTTACTCTTTCACAAATCAGAACAGTAAAAGCTAAACAAGCCCTGATCAAAGAGTCTGTAAAAGATGTGGTGGAACATAAGATGTCGTTAGTTCAGATGAAACAACATTTGAAAGATACTACCAGACAATATTCGACTGACTGGGACAGATTAGTTAGCACTGAGGTTGGCTTGGCTTCTGGTGCCGGAACCCATGCTGCGATATTAGAGATTTTTTCGGGTGACGAAGATACTTTGCTTGTTGCGAGTGTAAATGTAAAAGATTCCCGCTGTTGTGATACTTGTGAAGAATGGAGTAGACACCCGGACGGTACTCTTAAACTGTACAAAATGTCTGATCTTAAGCCTGTTGGATATAACATTGGGAAAAAGCGAAGAGATTGGTATTTAACACCTGCGCAAAGCCATCCAAATTGCCTACCATACTGGACAAATATAATGACACAGGATGGTTGGAAGGCAATTACAGAACTAGATGGCAGTGAACAAATATTTTCAGAAAACTTGGAAACAGGATTAGGAGAATGGGTTGGAATTAAAACAATGATTAAATTCCACCAAGAAAACATTACCCACTTTAAAAATAAATGGTTTGAATTTGCTTGTGCTAATAATCATGATCATGTAATAACAACATCTCGCAGTAATAAAAAGATTTGCAATAATAACGCACTGCCGCCTTCAAGTGCTTTTGCTCTTGGACTTTCAAAATGGGAAGGTCAAAATCCAGATTATATTCATATTGGAAAGAATAAATTCGAATCAAGTTTATTTGCAAAATTCATGGGCATGTTTTTGAGCGAAGGAAACCTTTCAATTACAAACAAAGGACACTGGCAGATAAAAATAACACAAACCAAATACAAAGACGAGTTCGATGATGTTTGCAGGCAAATGTTTGAGACT